GCGATTGGTGTGTCATCGCCCTTAATACGCAAGCCCCGGGCTTTAAGCCCTCCCGGCAAGTTGGAGAGTGTTCCGGCGTCGACAAGCTGACGCATGATACTAGTAGCAGACTTAGCGTAACCACCAATAAGGTGAAACAGACCAAAACCATACGAACCATAGCCCGGAATGTATTGGTAATGTACGAAATGATGGCGTTTAAGTTTGAGGTCATCGTCTTCTTTCCAGTTACGGCGAATAGCCAAAATCTCGTTTGTGCCACGGATCATTGTGACTACGTAAGGTAGTGCAATCCCGGTAGGCTCGCCGTCTTCGTCTTTGTCTTCGTATCCTTCAATATCTAAGTCAACATGTGACTCGTATAACTCAAAGCGGTCGTCGTTAGTAGCGGAAAAGCCAGTCTCTTTATCTTTGCTTTCTTGAATGTCGCTAGTAAATTTATCTGGCTCACCAAGTTCAACGTCACGGTAAAAGCCAGCGTTCATTAGCTTTAACAACTCGTTTTTAGTCTTGCGCATGCGATGCGTAATGCGGTGGCAAGTATTAATTTCGGAGATGCCGTACGGCAATATGATGTCTTCAGCAGGAATAAATACTGATACTGGGCGTCCAAGACTTGGGTCGTAGTAAACCTTCTTAAACGCAGAACCAGCACTTGGCAAGTTCCAAAGCATCTTCTCATGCTCAGGTCTGTACTCAGGCATCTTCTCTGTGAGCTGGTAATTCATGTCATCTTCAACACGAGTAGCCGCATCTTTTTTCTCTGGAGTGTCACGCCCAATAATTTGCGTACGTACTGGACCCTTTGCTGGAAAAGTTTCCATGATGGTATCGGACTGAAAGCGTACAACTGCTTCAGTGATCATCGGGTGAAATACACCGCAAGCGCCATCCCAAGGTTCTGTTCTTTCTTCAAACTTTAAACCCAGCAACGTAATACCGTCCTTGTACATCTTTTCCCAGTCGGAGCGAGAGCCGATGTCATTATCAATATCTTCAGACAGAGAATCAGCCAAACTTTGTAAAACACCGCCCTCTAATACGTCGGCTAAGTTCTCATCAAAGTCAGCGTCTTCTTCGCCCTTCTCAATATCAAGAATCTCTTCTCCAGCAACGCTGAGCTTTACTGATTCTGGATCTTCAATCTCAATTTCAATGTCCGGCTCTTCATTTTCTAAACCCGCTAAACCCTGTGGAGCGGCATACAACGATTTTTCTATACTCATTTTTTGGTTCCCAAAAATTAATAATATGCCGCACGTCTGCGGTATTTGTAAGTTAAGTCTTCTTGCTCGTCTGTTTCAAGGCTGATAAAGCCCCCCTGCCTGTATCGTAAAAGAGCTTGGGTAGTAGTATCCACGAAGTCGTCGTGTTCGCCAACAGGAAATGACGCAATCTCTTCAATTACTTCTCTTGCCCAGCGAGTATCTGGCGCCCACACTTTACCTGATGTAAACAAATCTGCCACCGCATTCAAACGAACCATTTTGTCGTTACCTCTGGATGGAGAAAATTCTTGTACAGGTATCCCAATAAGCCGTAGCTCTTGTATTAACGGGGCACCCGCCGCCTTTTTCTCCACAATGAAGGCGTCGGGTTTCCATTCTTTGTAGTGTTTGAGTGCAATTTGTTTTAGCTCCGGAAAGGTCATGCGGTCTTTAAAGGCGTCTAGCAAGATGATGTTAGGGCTGCGTTTGTCCTCGTTATCGTAGAAAACACCCCAGGTTGTGCAGGCAGAATAGTCGGCAGAACTCTTTGTTTCAAACGCCGTGTCCCAAGACTGAATCACGTACTCGCATGGGGGTGGATCATCGCCCTCCCATATTTTCCAATCTTTTCGGCTTACCAGTGCGCTCATGTCACTGGTTGGATTTTGCATATATTGTGCGTTCCAGTACCGTGGGTCGATGGATTGCTGGGTATTTTTTAGCGCTTCGAGGCTCCACTGCGCAGGCCACAAAGATTTCTCATTTTCCGTACCGGCATCCATGATAGCGGGCAGCTCAACTATCTCCCAAGGTATGGTTTCTGGGTTTTTGGTCTGGTAATCAAGCAAGCGCCCAGTTAAATCTAACAAACTCCACCGAGTCATGATCACAATGATCGCACCACCTGGCATTAAACGTTGCAACGGACCTGTTTGAAACCAAGACCACGCATTGTCAAACGCTAGGCGGCTGTTTGCCTTCATATCTTGTTCAGAATGTGGGTCGTCAATAACAAATAAGTCTGCTCCGCGACCAGCCAAAGCGCCGCCAACACCAGCTGCGTAATACTGACCACCAGCACCAGTACTCCACTTCCCAGCCGCTTTTTGGTCGTCTGCAACGACTGTGTCTGGAAAGATTTCTCTATATTCTTCTGAGTCAATTAAGTTCCTTACCCGTCGACCAAAGTCTTCGGAGAGAGACGCCGTATGAGTGCCCATAATAATTTTTTTATGTGGGAAGTTGCCTAAAAAATAGGCAGGAAATAGGTACGAAGAAAACTCCGATTTACCCATACGAGGTGCAATATTGATAATGACCCGCTTTTTCTTACCATCGACTACGTCTTGGAAGATTTTTGCTAACCTTCTATGGTGCGGGCCTACTTTAAACCCAGGATATACGCGTTTTGCGAACTCTATTGGGTTTGTCTGCGCTAATTTTAAATTACCGCGTTCTTCTTTCTTCTCTAAAAGCGCCAGATATGCAATCTTTTGCGCCTTGTTCATGTCTTTGAGTGCCTTTTGCGCTGCCAAGGCTTCTTCGGGAGTTAAAAAATCTAAATCCACAACTACTCTACATCCTTAACATCGGCATCCACCACATCTACAGCACCCATGTAGCGCTCAAGTTTGTCTTTGATCTGTTTATCTAACTCTTCGTCACTGATTTCTTCTGTTTTTACTGCTATGCGGTCGGTGAACAACGCCACTTCTGTAACTTTTCCTAGCATTTCCAATGCCTTAAGCCTAATACGGGCGTCGGGGTGCTCAATTTCTTTTACTATTTTCGATACCGCAAGGCTTCTTAGGTTTTCTGCCTGCTCAACAAACTTCCATTGGTACGCCGTCACCATTCCGATAGCTGCTTTTATCTCTTCTGGCAGATCGAGCTGTAGTAATTTGTTTTTTGTGTTGGGGTCGTTTTTTACTAAGGCGTTGAAAGTGTCGGTTACTTTTTCTTCTTGGGTTTTACTTAAAACCGCTTCGTCTTCTTCATCAAACTGGCTTAGCCATTGTGATGTTTTGTGCTGTGAAGATAGGGTTTGAGCTGGTGTAAGGTTTTCTAGGGGGTCAAAGTCACTGCCGGAAAGAAGTTCCGGTACAAAATCTGCTGCGGATGCTGTGACTAAGTGTTTTAAAAACAACTGCTGATCCCCTTTGGTTGCGTGTGGTGCTCACGATTGGATTTGATTCTACTAGGTTTTTTTGTTTTTGTGTATACTTTCTCTGTCAACGCTTTTCACTCCTTCGTTTGGGCGTTGACTCCTTGTTTGATGGACTAGACATCCTCCTTGGCCCCCACCTAACCCGTGGGGGTTTTTTTCTTTATACTGGTTATGCTCGTCACGTGAGCAGGGGGCTGTTAAGCCACCATTAGAGGATGCAGTAAGTCGGGGTTTTTGTGGCTTTCCACCTGACGTGTAGCAACTGCCAAATCTAAGCCCCCACCTACCTAGTGTCTAAAATTAGACATGACTCCTTAATTTTTTACAAAATTTGACATAAATTTATTTTGTGGTTAAGGAACAGTGATCTCCGGGCTACGCACACATGACACCACTTAGGGTTGGTAGGTAGTGGGTGGGGTGTTGAAGGTCGGGAAAAGCTCACGGAATGGTAGGATTAGTCATCGAGAAATCATCTCGGTCGCACATCATTGTGTGTCTATCAACGGGGACTTATGTCCCCAATTTCTTTTGGAGAATCACTATGTCTTTAATCACATCATACAAGTCGTTCGTATCAAGCAAGCTCGCATGGGCTGACGCTTTAGCCGAGGCTCTTGGCAAGAAGAAATTCTTGTCGGAAGAAGTTGTGGAGTCGCTGGCTCAGGCTCACGCCGAGGCTTACGGGGAGAAATATGGGCTAACCATTTTCTACCAACAGAGTGCAACGGGCTCTTGGTATTTCTACTCTGACGAGGAGTGCAATCGGGAGAGCAGACACGATACCGCAACGAAGCAATGGCAACGCAACGTAGCCCCGTATCACAATGTTAGGAAGCAGAAGGGCAACGGCAAGGTTAGCAAGCAGGTTGACGCTGTGCAATCGCTTGTGGAGAAGTTCGAAGCATTAACCAAGGCTGAGCAAGCACGCTTTTTACGCATCATCAAGTAATCAGGGACATTTGTCCCCAACACATTGGACAGAACTCGTGGAGATAGCCGAGGAAGCGAGGCTTCTCTGCTGTTCTGTTTTGTGTCAAATCCGTAGTTCTCAACAAGGAGTATCACAATGTTTTCTATTTTCTATGTATTACCTGACGCAAACCCATCAACCGCTTTCATACTCAAGACTGATGTGTATGGTCTAGAAGAAGCTGGCGAGGTATGGGACAAGCTCAGCACCCTGTTCAAAATGATTTCAGCAAAACCATAAGGAGTCAGTATGCTTAGTATCCAATCGTGCTGGAAAGCACACAACACAGGCAGGTTCTCACACCGCCTACGCAAGGTTCGCAGACGCCCATACACCAAGCTCTGCAACAGGTTGTTCAATAGGTTTAGTAATCGCAGTCGTTTAAGAAAGGAGTCTAGTCATGCCTAAGTTCGACACCATATTGGTGTGCCATATGTATCACGAGGGTCGTTCTCCCGAATACATTGCCAAGCACCTACGCACTACCGAAGCACTCATTGAAGCAATCTTACAGAAACACTACAAAGGAGTATCACCATGCAACAACTAAACAAACCTATATACGAATCAAAGAACGAATGGCTTGTTATCCACAAAGATGACGAGGGTCGTATTGATAGACCTTACATAGTCCACGACCAAAAGAACAAGGTGTTTACATACAAGTCAGCACTCAAGTTCTTGAAGTCAAACAAGCTAGCCAATGATGGCATGAAGTCAGGCTGGTTTATCACCACACGCTTCGCACTCTCTCGTGCTAAATGGGCGATATGACAAGAACGGGGACACTTGTCCCCAACTTGTTGTGGAGTGGGGTGTTAAAACCCCAAGTTGACAATAGTCTAGCATTTCATAGTAGGTGGACACATAGTGGACGCCCGCAAAGCTATACAATATATAAGTCCGTCCACTTGGCGACCTCTATATATATATATAAAAGAGATTAGAATACATAATAATAAGAGAGAAAAAAGTGGACAGAGTCTAGATGTTGAAAGACTTAGTAAGTTTAATAAAACTCTGTAGCTCGTATACACTTTGGTCGCTACCCCTTTCCCTCCTTATTCTGTATACTTCTCATGGCGTCCACATATGTGTCCACCTGTAGTTATTTGCTAGACTATTGTCAGATTTTTAGGAAGACCCTCATGCAACCCAGCGACAAAACGGGGACATTTGTCCCCACATCACAACAACCCGATAACGGGCAAGAACTACGATCATCACTTCTTTTATGCAAAAGCTGTGGGCAAACTAAGCCAAAAAAGGAATTCCACCGAGTGCTAACCCTTGCTCAGAGCAGAGCTCTGCTTAAACGACCCACGCTAAAGAC